AGGAGGCTATAGAAAAAAACATAAGAAACGTAAATCGCAAAGAAAATTGTCGCAAAGAAAATTTAAAAGACATACAAAGAAAAGAAAATATTAAAATTAAAATATTAAAATTAAAATATTAAAATTAAAATAAAAATACTTAAGTGTTAGAAATTATAGNGGTAAGAGTTTTATTTTATTTTTGTCGCTGGGACATTTGACATCTTTTATTTTATAATTAAAACAATTTTCTGCCTCATCTTTATACTCTACTTTATCNATATTATGAGGTGTTGGAAATACTTCCACTTTTCTTTTGTAGTCAAAACAATAAATATATATTAAACCCAGTAAAAATGTAATCAAAAATATAGTAATATTTATGTATTTAGTTGCGCCAAGAAATTTTTGCTGTATATTTGTAAAAAAGTTGCCCATCTAATTTACTTAATATAACATAATACTTTTATTGGTAATAATATTTTTATTAATTATGAAAATATTATTGAAAATAATATTGAAAATATTATTGAAAATATTATTGAATATATTATTGAAAATAATTTTTTATTAAATTTTACTAGTTAATTCTATTATTAAATCTTCTAAATTATAACTATTTTGAAAAAATAGAAATTGATCATGTTCGTTTTTTTCTATATACGACGATTTGTATTTTAATTTCATTATTTCATTACCCAATGGTGCGAGTTTGCTGTTATGTATTTCAACCGCACTTTTTAAATAACTTATTTCACCAGATGATTTAAATAATTCTAAAGCATCACTATATTGTTTTTTATTAATTTCAAAATCTTGTATTTTTTCTTGTATTAATTGTTTTAATTCTTCATTATGCGTTATTGAATTGTATAAATTAACTAAATTGTTATAACTTTCTTGACTGTTATTTAATTGATGTTTCAATGTTTCAAATAATTCTACTGCTTTTTCTTCTTCAATATAATTAAAAAGGAAGTCTAATTTTGTAGTTATTATATTTTTTTTATAGTTTTCTAAATTCTTATGAGTTGATAATAATTTTTCAGTAATTGGTATAAATTTTTTTCTTGCTATTGATAAATCTAATTTACACGGACTAGAAGTATTACCGCAAGTTGCTCGCAATAGTTCGAGGGTTTCTGTAAAAATTGTTCCCCCGTCTTGTTTGCAGTTTATACATTTTGGTTTATATTTTGCCAATATTTGTTTTTTTTGGTCATAATCTTTACCATAATCACCCATTAGTTCTGTCTTTTTATTTTGTTTTAGTACCATATATTTGTTTTTTAATTTATAATATTCTTCTAATTCTTCATAATAATTAGTTAATGGAATTGATGCCATATATTAAGTTATATTTTAATAATATATTATAATTTTGAAAGTATAAATTTATAAAAACACAATACATTTAAGAGAAATATATTGTTTTATGTAATAAGTTGGCTTCAACGTGATTACCGTAATCTGGCAAATTTGTTATCATATTGTTTTTTATTTTTTGTTGATTGTCAATATTTTGACGATTATAATATATTAATTTAGACATAATATAGTCTTTATCTTTCATACTTTTTTCATAATATTGTGTACTAGATTTATTACCTTTGTAGCGCATATATAATATTGAGGCTAAAACTATAACAAATAATAATAACATTGAAATATTGTAAAAAGTATTATAATTATTTTGCTTATAGTTATGACATCCTTTTAATATTTCTTTGAAAAAATATTTAACACCATTATCTACCAACTTTGGTTTTTCAGATGTATTTTTTTCACTTGTTTTATGTAAATTTGTTGAATTATTTAATGTAAAATTGGTGTAGTCTAAAATATTGAAGTTCATTATTATTATTATTATTATAATAATAGTGGTGTATTATATTTTTTCATATTTTACTAAATTTAATACAATTTTATTAATACAATTTTATTAATACAATTTTATTAATACAATAATTTATATCTATAAATTATATGGCAGAAACTTCCCTACCCAACCCAGGTAGTACTACAATGTATTTTATAGGTATTACAATTTTTCTAATAGGTTTAACTATCTCTAATATTAGGAGCGCAGAAGATATTAGTGCTATATCAGCACGCCGAGAATNTTATATACATAATATTATATATATACTTGTAGTAATAGTTGGTTCATATTTTATTAATGTCACTATTTCAAAAGCAATGTGTAATCAATCAATTCAATGGGGTTATATATTATTAATTACTTTATTACCTTGGATAATTATATTTATCACATTATATGGTGTTTTATATTTGTTTCCCGGATGGATAAGTCCATTTTCTAATACTATTGGTTATCTTGTTATTGTTGTTTTAGGTGTTGAAAAAACTTATGGCAATATATTTAAAACAGGAGAGGAAGCTTCAGGAAATCCCGAACTCGTTAAAGCAATCGCTAATATGAACAGCAATAAAACAAAGTTCATTAACCAAATAAGTAGTGATCTAATAGAGTTTATTGATTTTTTTAAGAATATGAAAGATGCTGTTAAATCTAATATTATTATACCGGATATTCNTAGTGGTAATGAGACAAAAAGTGATGCTGCCGGTATTAAACCCGATATTAAACCCGGTATTAAACCCGATATTAAACCCGGTATTAAACCCGGTATTAAACCCGAACTTGCTGATGCTAGTCCCGATGGACCTACTACTACTACTAGTACTACTGAAGCATTAACGGGTGGTGCTGTAAGAGTTAGCAATTTGCTTCGTAGTCGTCCTAAAGATACTGCTCCTGGTAATGTAATCAATAAACCCGATACTACTATTAATAAAGACTACTTACTTGAATTGTATCGATTATTAGTTATAAAGCAACTTATAGGCAAAGCAGTATGGTTCATATTAGCCGGTATATTAATTTGCTCTATTAGTTATAATTTGATAATAAACATGTCTTGTGAAAAATCTGTAGCTGAACTTACAAAAGAGTTTGAAACCGCCAAGGAAGAAATTACAGAGTCAAGACTAAATGTTTCTCCAGAACCGCTTGCTGTTTCAAGCGGAATAGCGTTGAATAGTTCTTCGTCGGCAAATCTTACAGCAGGATTAACACAACAATTTGGCACACAATAAATAAATTTAAAAATATTGTAATATTTATAACAATATTTTTAATAAAAATATTGTTATAATATATATCATAATAATATATGAAAGAGTCGTTTGAAGAAAAAGAGTTAAAAATACTAAGAAATGCTATAGATAATGCTACATATATGATTGGAAAAAAATTGGTTCAATCAGATAATATTAAGAATATTATTGAAATTTTAGAAACTTTCATGCGAACACATAAAATCTTATGTTATGGTGGAACTGCCATAAATAATATACTTCCAGAACAATATAGATTTTATAATAAAAATATTGAAATACCCGATTACGATTTTTTTTCTCCTTATGCTACGGAATACGCTAAAGAGTTAGCCAATATATATTATAAAGCAGGATATGAAGAAGTAGAAGCCAAATCAGGAGTTCATAGTGGAACATATAAAGTATTTGTAAATTTTGTACCAATAGCCGATATTACTTTATTAGATAAAAAATTATTTCAAAACGTTTCAAAAAAAGCAATCAAAGTTAATGGTATTAATTATTGCCCGCCTAATTTTCTACGTATGGCAATGTATCTCGAATTATCTCGCCCAATGGGAGATGTATCTAGATGGGAAAAAATATTAAAACGTATTATATTATTGAATAAAAATTATCCATTAAAAGGTATATTATGCGATAAGCAAGATTTTCAAAGGCACTATGAAGGAACGCAAGAAGATCAAAATAAAATATATGAAATTACCAGAACATCATTTATTAATCAAGGTGTAGTTTTTTTTGGAGGTTATGCAGCAACATTATATAGTAAATATATGCCATATAAAGAGCAAAAGCAGGTTTCTAATATTCCTGATTTTGATGTATTAAGTGAAAATCCCGAGTCTTGTGCGACCATTTTAAAAGAACAATTACATTATGAAGGTTATAAACAAGTAAAAATTTTCAAAAAAAAACCTATAGGTGGATATCTTGAAGTTCATTACGAAATTAATGTAAATAATGATGTTATAGCATTCATTTATAAACCACTAGCCTGTCATAGTTATAATTTAATAAATATTAATGGACAAAAAATAAAAGTAGCCACAATAGATACTATACTAAGTTTTTATTTAATATTTATATATGCTAATAGACCTTATTATGATGAAAACAGATTATTATGTATTGCTGAATATTTATTTAAAGTTCAATTGAAAAATCGCCTTCAACAAAAAGGTTTATTGCGAAGATTTAGTATATTGTGTTATGGAAAGCAACAAACTCTAGAAGATATAAGAGAAGATAAGGCAAAATTGTATGCCAAAATTAGAAAAAAAGAAGTGTTGCGCAATTCAAAATTATATAATATAAATTTTTTTAGATATATACCAAAAGAAATATATGAAGAAAAAAATAAATCAAAGAAAAATACAAAAACAGGTATCAGGCATACAAAGAAAAATAAAACTCATTAACATATCTTTTGGTATAAGTTAAATTATACTTTGTAAAATATTCTACAGATTTTATGTCTTTTTGATGCCAAGTTAAATTTATTACATAATTTTTTTTTTATTTTTCTAGAGTTTAATTTTACTAAATTAAGTTTGTCATATATTTCTTTATTTAGTAATTTTGGTTTGGGTTTTTTATTAAAACTAGTATTAACACATGAAATAAAAGGCGCAAATAATTTTGTATTCTCTACTTCGGGATGTCCTTGAAATCCGAAAAACGGATATTTTTTGTGCTTGACTATATCTATAAATTCTTTTTTGTTTTTATCTAAACTAGTAGCAATAACTTCATAATTTTTTATTTCATATTTTGAATTCAATGCTAGTTTATGACTATGATATAATTTCTTTGTTTTATTAAACTTGCTTTTAAATAATTTACCTAATTTAGTATTCGCGAATTTTGGTATTGTTTTATTAATTGAGGTAACATTAATAAACGTTTTTTTTATATTTTTATTTGTTAAATTAAATTTGTTTTCAATCAAAATCATATTTTGAAAACCATGACATAGTGATAAAATTGGTATTATTATATTATTTTTGGCAAGTAATTTGATTTTTTTTACTATATATTTTTGTTTAAAAAAATGTTGCTTTATAAATTTATTATTATAATAATTACCTTTATGACTTGATGAGAATAAAAAACCATCTAAGTCAGGTAATATTTTATTTAATTCAAATTTTGTAATAGTGTAGGGAATTATAATATAATCAATTGAATTTTGTTTTAAGAAAGTTATTATATCTGCTGTTATAAATATTTCATTGGATATTATTTGTTTTTTAGTATATGGGTCTTGTATATAAGGACTAGGTAAAATACCTACTAGAGGTTTGATTCTATTCATAATAGCAGTTCTTACTATTATTAGTAAATATATTTACTAATAATGTAAATATATTTACATTATTAGTAAATATATTTACATTATAAATAATAACACTAAACAACATAATTACTAATATATGTAAGATATTAGATTTACATTCTTGGGAAACCAACCAAGTTAGCACCAATACCAAAACCAGCACCCGATCTAGCACTTACACCCATGGTTGGAATAAAAGTATCTAAAATAGAGAATGTAGCAGCAGCCATTAAAGCAATAATAGCAATTTCCTCCACCTTCAATGGTTTTTGTGGAATGACAAAAGCAACTATTGCAACCATCAAACCTTCAATCAAATATTTTACAGCTCTTTTTACTAATTCACCCATACTGAAATCCATTTTGTTTTATAATAGTACTTTAGAAAAAAATTATATTTATATACAATTTAAAATTTTTAATTTACCTAAATATATAATTTAAATTCTTAAAAAATTATATAATGTTTAAATAAAAAATACTTAAAATCATATTAAAATAGTATTTTATAAAATGTCTAATAAAAAATCTTCTAAAGATAAAGATAAAGATAAATATTCGCCTAACTTAGAAAAAGCAAAGTATGTGGATTTATTAGACGAAGACAAGCCTTTAGGTGGTCAAAAATATGTTTGCTTAAGTTTTATTTCTCCTGAAGACCATATAAAAAATAGAGAATTATTTTATTTTGAGAAATTTTTAAAAAACTTCGAGTTTAAAAAAACTTTTGAAAAATATACACAATTTTTAAATTTCTTAGCCTACAAATACAATCTAGATTTTAATAAATTAAGTAAGGACATGGAGGAATTTGTAGAGGAGGAAAGAGAGAATTTATTTTTAACTTCATTGGACGATGAATATAAAACATATATTGATGCTAAAGAAGAACAATTACAAAAAGAATATAATGAATTACATGAATTTCAAACAAACACACGAGGTATTAAAGTACGAGGAGTATTTGGTTCGCAAGAAGAAGCCGAAATGAGATGTAAGATGTTAAGAGAACAAGACCCAAACCATGATGTTTATGTGGGTGCCGTCGGTATGTGGATGCCTTTTCATCCCGAAGCATATAAAACAGGACGCGTTGAGTATTTAGAAAAAGATTTAAATGAACTTATGAGTCATAAGAAGAAAAATGATGAAATCTCTAAAGAACAGTTCAAAGAACGCGTAAAAGAAAGCAAAAAGAAGGCAATCCAAGAAAATATTGCTAAAGCCCAGAAAGAAGGCAATAAATTAATGCAAACAATTGATGAAGAGGGTAATTTAATAAATGCGGATAGAATGGATGTTCCTGGTAAAAATTTACTTTTTGGCGACGCGGAAGATGATGATGTATCTACTGCTGATTTGCGTAAGGAATTATTTGATGCCGAAGATGTTATTGTAGGAAGAAAAAAAGATAACGATCATGGTCTAGGAGAACTATTAGAAAGACAAAAAGAACGTGCTGAAAAAGCAATGACACAAGAAGAAAAAGACATATCAATAACTGCGCCAGAGTCTGATTCTAAACCAACTAAAAGTACTGCGTAATACTACAATTAATTTCTTAATAAATTTATAATATTTATTATAAAAAAAATATTATAAAATATTATAAAATATTATAAAATATTATAAAATATTATAAAATATTATAAATAAGTTATTACCATTTTGTTTTGCGAACATTTATTTTAGGTCCTTTTTTCTTATCTCGTATATTTGGGTCATACATTTCTTCTTCATTGTCGGAGTCTAAATTTTTGCTAATTTCCCAAAATTCTTTTGAACCTAATTTGAAAGTTTTATGGTGGTCTGCTTTATACCAAAAAATTTGGTCTTGTAGTTTATTAGATTTAGAATTATTATTTATTACTAAACATTCGAAATTTTCTGTACATTGATCCATTACTTGACAAAAACTTTCAAAAGTTGGAAACATACCAGCGTAATTTTCATAAATTCGTCGTCTATTTGCTATATATGGTTCTCTTAATATGAAAACATAATCAATATTTGTGCGAAGATTTGGAGGAATACCCAAAGGATATTGCATAGTTATTACTAACATTATTTTCCAATGACGCCCATTCATAAAAAGGAGACGCATCATTTTATCTTTAGTCCAACTACCGTCATATAAACAATCATCTAAGATAACAAACGCACGCGGATCAATATTTGATTTTTTATAAACTTCTATTTCTTTCTTTACTTGCTTTAATACTGTTTTTTGTCTTTTTAAAATATTTTCTATAATAGCAGTATTATATTCATCATGAATAAAAAGTTTGGGAACATGTTCAGCATAAAAACCATTACCTGCTTCAGTTCCACTAATAACAGTTCCTATTGGAATATCTTGATGATAATAAAGAAGGTCTCTAACTAAATATGATTTACCTGTATCGCGACGACCAATTAAAACAATGACCGGTCCTTTATTTTCATCTGGTCTAAAACTAATTGTTTTAATATCAAATTTTTTTAATTCTAATGTCATTATTATTGTTTAATAATAATATTATATAATCTAAGATTTAAACTAAATAATACAAAAATTAAATAATACAAAAATTAAATAATACAAAAATTAAATAATACAAAAATTAAATAATACAANAATTAAATANTACAANANTTAAATANTATTATTTAGTNNTATAAATAAGAAAAATAATTATTTTTAATTTATTAAATGGAATTAAACTATAGAAAAAACAACAACAAGCAACTATTTGAAACAATTAGCAACATTAATTCTTTAGATATATCAAATGTCCAAAATTATTTTCCATTATATAATAATTATTTTGATTTAAATAGCAACAATTACAATACTATTAACTTAAATAATAGTTATAAATTAGGAAATATAGTAGAGAAAATTAATTACAACAAATTTGTTGCTGAAATATGTGATATGTGTAATAATAAATGTAGCAAAGATATTTTTATAAAGTTTAGTCCCTTAATAGATCCGGTTAAATATATGTTGGGCAAATATGATGATGATTATAATATTTTAGAATTACCTAAATTTTATAGCAGTGATGATATAAATAGTACTAGCGAATATCATAAAAAGTATAAAAAAATATTGGATCCAAATAACTCAGCATATATTGATGGATTTTTTTCTTTTTTATCCAGTTGCCTGTTAAATAACTATAGTTTTTATAATGGATTAAATTATTATGGTGCTTTCTTAGGAATAAAAAATAATTTTAAAGTCAATATTTCTGAAGATTTAGAATTTTTAAATGAATCAGATCATTTTCATAAATATAGAGATAATCTATTTAAACTTGAAGCAAATGAAAAAATAAAAAATATTTTTTGTAAAAGTAATAAATATAAAAAAGCATTATTAATCAGTGCTAATACTGATGATTTAACTGATGATTTAACTATTCATGATTTAACCGATAATTTAATTGAGGATTTAATTGAGGATTTAACTATTACTAAACAACATTCTTTAGAAAATAAAACTATAGTACAAGAATTAGAACTGACATATGAAAATGTAGAAATATTAGATAAAGCATCCACTAAATCAAGTAATCATAATACCAGTAAAAATGAATCAACTAATTCTAGTTCTTGTTCTTCTAGATCATCAAATACCGAATCATTAGACTCAAATAAAACCGAATCTGACGAATCAAATAGTGAAGATAGTTATGGCGATGAAGAAATAATTTGCTCAATAGACAAATTTCCTGTTGAAATAATAGTATTAGAATGCTGTCATGATACATTAGATTCTTACATTTCTAGTAAAAAAATCAAAGACGATGAATGGGAATCTATTGTTTTGCAAATATTGTTTACATTAATTACATATCAAAAAGTTTTCTATTTTACTCACAATGATTTACATACAAATAATATTGTTTATGTAGTAACTGAAAAAAAATATCTATATTATAAATTTAACAACACTCATTATAAAGTTCCTACATTTGGTAAAATATATAAAATCATTGATTTTGGAAGAGCAATTTATAGATTTAAAAATAAGTTTATATGTAGTGATAGTTATTCACTAGACGGAGATGCTGCTACACAATATAATTGCGAACCCTATTTAAATGAAAATAAACCACGATTAGACCCTAATTATAGTTTTGATTTGTGTCGCCTAGGATGTAGTTTGTTTGATTATTTTATTGATGATTTAGAAGATATTAAGAAATTGAAATCTCCTATTAAAAAATTAATGATTGAATGGGTATTTGATGATAAAAATAAAAATATATTGTATAAAAATGATGGTTCTGAGAGATATCCTGATTTTAAATTATATAAAATGATAGCGCGCAATGTTCATAAACATACTCCACAAAATGTATTGAAAAAACCACTATTTGAGAATTATGTAATAGCCAAAAAGAAAATTAATAACCCAGAAGCAATATTTAATATTGATTGCTTACCAATTATGGTTTAAAAAATATCACTCGCTAATTCATATACATTATGTAGTATATTTTTAAATATAATATGTTGAACATATTGTATTTATGTAATGTCAATAGAATGTATATATTATTAAAAATCTGGTTCGTTTGTAAAAGCAGTTAGGGATTCTTTAGAATTTCCTATTATTTCATTAATATTAAGTTGTTCCAAAGCAAACATAGAAAGCATACTACATAAAAAAACTATCAAACTATCTTTTGTTATAGTTTTCAGTGTGGTTTCTTCTTTGGTTATATATTTCATATCTATTATTTTATAAATCATAAATAATATACTGATTGCTAGTGATGGTATAATAAAATTCATTTATTATTATAAAATAAATGAATTTTATATATATAACGAATTAGTTTATTTTAATTCTTCTATTTCTAAATCTAAATCTAAATCTAAATCTAACTTTTCAGAATTAAAACCTAGTTCAGTTTTTAAATCTAAATCTATTTCTTCAATGTCCTCTTTAATATTTGACTTATCTATTTTTAATTTATAATTAGGTTCGTTATTAGATGATTCATTATCAGAACTAATAACAGAATCATTTGCCGATTCATTCTCTGATTCAGAACCCGAATCATTAGTAGACATAGACTCCATTTTTGATATTAAAGAATTTGTGCTTGGAGTAGTCTTATTTTTGGATGTTTCTAAATTGTCTTCATTTAAATCTTTACTAGCATTTTTAAGTGCTTTCTTTAGATTTGTTTTGCTTTCTTCTTTCAATTTTTCTAGTGTCTCTTTTTTAATTTTTTCTAATTCTTTTACTTCTTTTAATTTATTTAATTTATCTAATGCTTCTTTATCTGTAACAATCTCTTTTTTTTCTTCCACTTCAACATCCGTTTCTTGCGTCTCGTCTAAATACATTTGTAGTATATGTTCAATTGGAATGCTCTCTCTTATTGTATTTAAAATACACTCTTTCACTATAAGTTCTAAGTCTCTATTATTTTTTTGTATTTGTAATGGTTTTATATTTTTTTCAAATAAATATATATTAACATACACTTTTCGGGCAACATTAATATATGTTCTATGTATAAATTTACACAAATCTGGTATATCTATGTTAATTTTTTTTTGTTTTAATCCTACACGAGAAGATGTTAATGATTTTAATTGAGTAATATGAACACACGATAATAAATCTTCTAAATAGTTACACGCGCTTGATGTAATTATTCTTTGTTTCTCATTTTCAATTATTTCAGAACTCCATTTTGGAATATTATTCAAAAAATTTTGGAATGTCATTAAATACTTGGACTCTTCGTCGTTTTCTAGACAAACATTATATGCTTCTGAAAAAACCGATCTTAAACCTTCAATTATACAAGGAGTTAAAGTATTTGTTAATCTAGCACACCACTCATTCTTCGATTCAATTATTGTTGATAAACTATAATCATCCATATTTATAGTTTAAATTTTATTTTTTAAATAAAATTTAAACTAAATAGTTTAATTATTAAATATTATTAAATATTATTAAATATTATTAAATATTGAAAAATTAA